AAGCGCTACGCGTCATCGAAACTGATGTTTCCACCGTCAACCCGATCCAATACACCGCCGACGTTAAATCGGTAACCGCAGCTTTGCGTGAAGCCCTATCCCGCTCTAAGTGGGTGAAGGTGTCCGACGGGTTGCCGGTTGTGCCGGAGGGGAAATTCAGTGTGCGCATTTGGGTTTTTCGTGCAGACAAAGGGAAGATGTTCCGCGCCAATTGGTGGCAACACTATGGCTTCCAAAAGATCAATTTCACCCACTGGCAGTACAGACAGGACGACACACCAGCACCACCGGAGGCTTAATCATGGAAACCGAAACAATCGACAAGCTGTTTCTTGAGTTGTCGCAAGTAACGCAGGCCACCACCGCAAAAGAGGCGCAGCTTGAAATGCGGAATGCTGAACTTATGGTCGCAATCAGGCCGTTTGCTGATCTTGTGAAATCAACGAGCGGACGAATTCCAACGGAACGACTGTCGCTTGCCGACTGGCATTTTCTGGTGCGTACATACGACGCGATAAAGAAGTCGCAACAATGACCAACTTCACCGTACTAACAGACGAACAAGCCGCGCACGACGCAGCCACATCGAAGCGCCACCTCGAAGCGCTGCGAGAGTTTCAAGCGGAAAACGCGCGGTTGCGGGCGCATATCCAAGAGGCCGCCAAAAAAGCAAACGCCGCATTCTTAGCGCGCGATACGGTAGCAAATAAGCGGCTCGCACTTGACCTGCACAAGTGGCACCTAGCCGCACTAGGAGAGACTAAATGAGCGAACAACTTGTAAAGCGCCTGCGCGAATTGTCAAACGCCGTAACGCGCGCCGATTGGAACGAATTTTCTATGCGTATTCCAGTCGAAAAAGATCGTGATGCAGACTTTGTTTTGCTACAAGCCGCTGACAAGCTCGCAGCGCTAGAGGCAGACGCAGCGCGGATGGATTTTCTCGATTCAATCGGAGCGGCTTACGGATTTGAAGATACGCATGAAGGGAATCGCTGGATGGTAGACGGCCCATTTAGTTCGGTGCGCGCAGCACTCGACGCACTGAAAGGCGGTGCGTGATGATGGTACTCGAAGAATTACGCATTGCTCGTAACTCCCAGTGGAGCAAAGAGCCGGGAAAGTTTAACGGTAAGGCTGTGTTTAAAGGCGAGCGCGGTGAAGTGTCGCTCAACCTGAACGACCATCACATCGAACAGATATTTTTGACGTGTGCCGCTTCGATTGAAGAAGTCGCAAAAGCTGCCGCCAAATTCCTGCACGTTGAAGTTGAAAATCAGCGCGCATTGGTAGCAAAAAAGACGCTTCCAAATTCAAAAGAGGGCGCGTGATGGGCGAAGCCAACAAACGCGGCCCTATTCCACTAGACCCAAAGGAGAGCGGGGAGCCCGCAACCAATCGAAAGGATGAATGATGGATGCGAGAGAAAAGTGGCTAGAGCGCGGCGATGCGCTGCTTGTCGAAGCGATCAATGCACAGTACCACCTAGGCCAAATATCAGGCGGTAGCTGTGTAACGATGCAGCAGGCCATCCCGTCAGAATTGGCGTTTGATGCTATCCGCGCCTACCTCCGCACAACGCCGGAAGGCTTCGCGCTCGTGCCGGTGCCTGAGTGGGTGCCTGTTGGCGAGCGGTTGCCTGTGGTTCCGGAAGGCGAAAGCATGATTAACGTCTGGTACGCCTACAAAGACTTTGTAGGTGCGTGCCCCATATCAAGAGACGGCGCTTGGAGCCTACCATCGCACGCAACGCACTGGCAGCACAATTACGAACCAGCGCCACCTAAGAGCGAATCCCTATGAGCACACAACCAGACTGGCACGAAGGATTCTTCGATTTTTTCAAATATGGCGAAGGCGTTGATTGTCGCGTAAAAACAGCGAACGGCGACGAGTACATCGCGGCGTGTTTTAAGCATTACCCGGCGAGTGGAGTGCCCGCGTTCAACGACGACTGGATAACCAACGATTCGCGATGCGAGGACAAGAAAAACGGGCGCGTCAAAGTGGTTGCGTGGCTTCCGCCAGACCCAAAGGAGAGCGGGAATCCCTCAACCAATCGAAAGGATGAATGATGGATGCGAGAGAAAAGTGGATTGAAGCCGCTGAGAAATTGGCTGAACAAATGGTCTTGCTTGACAGTTGTTCCGCAATGTCGGTCGGAAATGGCGACAACAAATACGAAGAAGAATTCATCGACAAACGCGCGCAGCTATTCGCCCACCTCCGCACAACGCCGGAAGGCTTCGCGCTCGTGCCGGTGCCTGAGTGGGTGCCGTTCGACGAATTCACAAGCTATCCAGCGCCTGGGTCGTCTGGTTGGTTTTGGTACATCAAAGACGATGAGATTTTTCGCGGCACCGCGATGCAAGTTTGTTTGGCGCGAGGCGTTACGTATTGGTGCCCGGCCGATAACCCACCAGCGCCACCAAAAGCAGCGCCACCCAAGAGCGAACCCCTATGACCACCACCGCAGCAACATCCATCAACTTGCCGCTCTATGGGGCGGTTTCTAAGCACTGTATTTAACCGAGGATTTATGAGCGCCACACCAACAGAAATCAAACCGGATGACATCAAAAACGTGATCGGCGGAATACTCAAAAGAGCGAACGACGAACTGGCGTCGCTTGAAGAAGAAGACCTAGAAAAGTTTTGGTATTTTCAATGGGACAGCACGCGCGGTCACGAGTGGAACTTGTACAAGTTCACAGACATGCTTGACCTGTACCGCAGCCAATGCCGCCGCTGGGAGGAAATGCACAACGGGTCATGTTGCGTCGTTGAACGCGTCCGCGACAAGTACCTGATGCCAAAGATTCGCGCTTTTTTGGCGCAACAGGCCGCAGCATGAAGCAACCCTATTTGCCGCTCTATGGGCATGGTTGCGCGGCCTGTATTTTTCCACGGGGTGAGGCATGATCCACTATCACGGCCTACCGATAACGCCAGCCACCGCCGCAAAAAAAGCGGTAGAAGCGGGCCACGCGTTTGTCAGTTTTGCGCATTCCGATCAACTGCCTATTGCGCTTGAGGTTTGCCAAAGCTTTGCGATTGATAACGGCGCATTCTCGGCTTGGAAAAAAGGCCAGCCAATCAACGATTGGGCTGCTTACTACGATTGGGCCGCGAGCTGCAAACTCGTGCCATCGTGCGATTTTGCCGTCGTGCCGGACGTGATCGACGGCAGCGAATCGGACAATGATCGACTGCTAGCTGAATGGCCGCTGCCTAAATGGTTCGGAGCACCCGTGTGGCACATGCACGAAAGTTTTGAGCGACTGGAACAAATTGCGCGCGACTGGCACCGCGTTTGCATCGGGAGTTCCGGCGAGTTTTCTGTCGTTGGCTCGACAGCGTGGTGGCGCAGGATAGGCCAAGCAATGCGCGTAGTGTGCAATGACGACGGCCAGCCGTGCGTCAAACTGCACGGATTACGGATGCTCAACCCGGAAGTGTTCGCACACCTCCCATTTGCCAGCGCCGACAGCACCAACATAGCGCGGAACATCGGCATAGATCAAACGTGGCGCGGCAACTACATGCCGCCCAACAAAGACATGCGCGCCGCCGTAATGCGCAGCCGAATCGAAGCGCACAACGCGCCGATTAAATGGGCTTTCACAGACAACCAACTAACCCACCAAGGCAATTTATTATGAGCACTCTGATTGCGGTCACGCTGTACGCGGTGACGATGACGCTAGCAAATCTTTCGGTCGCAACATGGGGGCCGTGGGTCAGCCCAATCAACGCTTTCATTTTTATCGGCCTTGATTTGTCGTTGCGCGATTGGCTGCACGTTCGGCTAAAAACTTGGCACATGGGAGCGCTGATCGCCTCAGCCAGCCTTCTAACCTATGCGCTAAACCCATCGGCGGGGAAAATCGCCACCGCTAGCGCATGTGCTTTTTTGCTTTCGTCGCTAGTCGATTGGGCGGCGTTTTCCAAATTGCGCGGGTCGTGGCTAGTCAGATCGAATTGGTCAAACGTCGCAGGCGCGGCGGTCGATTCACTCGTTTTTCCGATGCTAGCATTCGGCGCACTGATGCCGGGTATCGTTGCGCTGCAATTCGCAGCCAAGGTTGCAGGCGGCGCGGTTTGGACCATAGCAATAGAACGGTTTTTTTACAAAAAGGCGCAACAGGCCGCAGCATGAAGCAACCCTATCCCAACAATGGAGCGAGAAAATGACCGAGCCAACACAGCGCCGCGTGGTTTGTGCGGCAGAGCGACACGATCCGACGGAACTCGTTTTCTGCGGAGCGCGTCATGGCGACGTGACAATGGTTCTACAGATTCTTGCAGCTCAATTCCCTATCGAGCAAATGCTGAAACAGTGCTTTGAACAAGGCTTCATCGACCAATTCGGCGTTTTCATGACGCGCGAGGAAGCGCTAACGGTTGCCCTTGCGGCCGGTCAGCG